TAATCTGTTCTCATTAATCCAACATACCTTTGTAATATTTAGCATAAGATGGATTGTTTAATTTTACGCCGCCATATTCAGAATTAATTGCAGGTCCTATGTATCCACCACTAGAAGCTTTTTTACGTTTTGCAAACGTAGCTGCTCTTGATGGTGTTGGTCCTGTATTTGATTTAGCTTGTTTTCTTCTTACGGCACCCGCACGCTGACCTTTGGACATCGCTCTTGCTTTTGCAATGGGCACGCATTTTGGATAATTTTTTCGCTTTTCTCCCTTGGAACGGCCACACTTTGGATATGAGCCATCCGATTTTTTGTTGGCAATATCTACCCAATTCTGTTTTACCCACTTACGCAGTCCCATATTAAATGCATCTTTTTCTTCGAGCTAATCCTGCAGCTTGCATGGATCCGCCTTTAGCAGCTTTTGCTCTATTCTTTTTTCCACCTGGTGTAATTTTACCAGAGCATACACCTGATGCATACATGTTTGCATATGCAGATGGATAAACTTTAAATTTTCTTTTCGCTGCTGCTTTACCTTTTGGACAGAGTTTTGCCATTACGCTCTTCCACCTTTTTTGAAATAACCCATTTTAGCTACAACTTGAGGTGCCTTCTTTTTTAGTTTTGCTAAACCTGGTTGTTTTTTAGGATCGATTTTTTTCTTACCACCCATTTTCTTTTCAGGTGTTCCTTTTTTATATCCAGGTCTCATCATGCCACCACCCATGGCGCCACGTCTATTTGCTATTTTACTAAATCTTGGATTTGCCATTATTTTTTTCCTCCTTTAAATATTTGAGTTCCCTTTATACCAAAAATACTTGCAACTACAAGTATCCATAAATTAGTGAACCATTTCGGAAGCGACTGGAAATACTCAAAAAACAATTTTACCTTCTCCATCGCAGTTGGATCGTCCGACATAACAGCCCACATTAAAACAATGATAGGGGCTGAGATGATCACGAGTACAAATTCGTCCTTATAATCGTTTTGACGTGCTTCTAAAAGTTTGCCTTGGTAAGCTTCCTCACCTCGGGCCATTTTTTCTGCATGCATTAGTTGTGCATCAGACATAGCCATTTTAGTCTTCTGTTTATTCGCGTAAATTTTGCTTCCTGCTTGTAAAGCAATTTTTGCTAAACTAAACCAAGCCATATTAGTACCACTTAGCTTTTCTTTTTTTCTCTGCTAAGATATTTCCTTGACCTTGAACCTCTGCGTCTTGTGTTTCAGTTGGATTAGTTGTTTCAATCTCTTTTCCACCTTCAACATAACCATCTTTGTTCGTAAACATTTCGTGGTTCAGGCTTTTTTTGTTTTCTTCTGCCATATTAGCTCCTTTTTTTTAATTTTTACTATTTTTTTGTAGATTAGTCATCTATTTTTTTAATTATCACGCCACCTTGGCCCATATCTTTAGCACTTGGCAACGTTTTTGATAAAATTGTCTTTTCGATTGATGTATTAGCTCTTAATTTTGCTAAATCTTCGTTTTGTTCAAGTTTTTCGTCTTGATTTTCTTGATTCATCATTGCTCTCATTCTATCAAGGTTAATTCTCTCTTCACCTTCTTGTTTTTTTCTAGCATTTTCTTGTGCCTGAAGGTCTAACTCTCTAGATCTTAGTTTTGCAATAGGATCATTATCAAATTGAGAAGTAATTTTCTTCTCTTCCTTCATAAATTCTTCCATCATGTCAGCAATAAGTTGTGCTTTTCTTGCTTCAATCTTTTCTGCCATCATTTTTAATTGCATTTGCATTTGTGGATTTTGCATTGCTTGAGGATTTTGTCTCATAGCCATAATTTGTTGCATCTCTTGTCTAAATTCTACCTCAACCTGTTCTGTTGCCATCAAAGAAATGTGTTCAAAACAATTTTTCTCTAACGCAGCCATCACCATAGGATTATTTCTAGCCATGTTTGTTGCCATAAAATTTAAATGCGAAGTTATGTGTGCTCTATGATCTTGACCAGGGAAAGCTTGGAATGGTTTCCCAGCGAGAGCATCAATGTGCTCTAACGCTGGGTCCTTCGGTGTGGGAAGCTGTTGTGGTTTTAAAATTTTATCTATCTCTTTTACACCCAGAGCTTCGTACATATTTCTATATGCTTGATACAAATTATGTATTTGCGGGGCCGATGTTGCCAGTTGCAGTTCCGACTGTGCGAGGGAAATACGCTGTGTCTGTGAGAAAATATTTGGATCTGCAACCGGCAATATATCTACTCTGTCATCAAAGTCAGATTGTTTTATCATTCTTTGACCACCAACAACATCGTAGGGATATTCTTGGGGTAGATATAACTTGAAAACTCTTGCTAATATTTTAAATTCTTTTTTAAGTGAAGCATAAATTCTTTTATGAATTGCAGACATTGTTCTGCTGCCCCTTTCCAACAAGGCTACTGTCGTACCCACTGCCGCTTGTTGATTACCCTCACCTACTTGCAGGTCTGCTATTGAAGCGAATCTTTGACCTGCAGATACTACGACGCCCATAAGCTGTAATAAAGTTCCTGATGGTTCTTTAAAAGGAAGCATCATGAAAGAATCTCTAATGTTGCCACCTGGTGCGTCTACATCTCTAAATTCACCAGGTTGAATAGCTTGTGCATCATCTCTAATTCTAATGCCTCTTTGTTTAAATCCTGCGGGTAAATTTGATAAAGTTCCTGCATCTAATAATTGTCTTAATGCAGATGTTGCAGTTCTAGATAATCCACCGATCATGTGAATTAATCCAAAACCGTAAAAACCTAAACCTGGTAAAAATTTAAAATGTACAAAATAATCTACTTTGTTTTTTAAAGGATCGTTTATTTCGTAGTTTCTTCTAATCGATATAACTTCTCTAGAATTTTCTTCAACAGTTACAACGTATGGAAGTTTAATTCCTGTTGGTTCACCGTCTTGTCCCATGTCTTCAAAACCTTCTAAATCTAAATTCACATGACATTCTAGTAAATTAAATACATCTTCGTCTCGTCCTTTTGTTTCTCCTTGAAGTTCTCGTTCTTTTTTCTCAACTTCACTTTCATTTACCGGACCTGGTTTTAATTCTATATCTCTATAGAAACCAGCGACTTGTTGTTTTCTTAATTCGTTTTCTGACATTTGTACGCGATGAATGATAGACTCCGCATCATCTAATGAGGTAGCTGTATACGGAACAATCAAATCATCAGCGGGTACAAATTTTGAGCAAGCCATTTTTGCTGCTTCGTCATAGTAGACTTTTTTAAAAGCAGAGCCTGCCAACGGTAGATGAAATAACAAAGAATCAAAATCAGGTTCATAGTCAGTCATCTTTTCCATTATCTGGTAATTCATAAAATCTTTTACTCTTCTTGATTGTTGTTCTTTTTCTGGTGTTGCTACACCTAAAATTTGTGTTCTAACAGGACCTTCTGCTGGTAATAATTCTTTGTAAGCTAAAGATTGAAATTGCGTAACAGCTTCAGCTAATACAGGGTGAGTTGCACCCGATGCTCCTTGAAAAGGTTCTGTTCTGTTGTCGTATTTAAATCCTAATAAATCTAAACCTTCTCTGTAAGATCTTTCCCAATCTTTTCTAGAGTTTTTGTAATCTTGGTAATTTTGAAAAAGTGTCGAACCTAATCTACCTAATACTTCGTCAGGTAAATGTTCTGCTAAGTTATCGTAGTGGTTTTGTCCACCTTCAACAGATCCTATCGCAGGGTCGTAATTGATATCTACTGATCCATCTTCGTTCTCTGATATTTCTACAGGTTCACCTTGTTCCGCAACTTTCTGTTGCTCTTCTTCTTGAGCGACTTCTAGTTCTTCAGGTGATGGTACTTTTATCTCTTGCTCTACGTTTGGAAGAGACTTGTCTATGTCTGCCATTTATTTTCTCCAGTTTCACAGGTTTAACAGTATTGTAATTAATAAGCAAGCCCTCAGACTGAGGACCTGATTTAGGGGGTATTGTAGTTGTTAGCTTAGTCTTCATAATCACTTAAATCTATATCAGGGCCTTCATCAACATCAGCTCTACCTTCTGTGCCCACATATCTATCTTGCTCTGCTGCAGCTTCTGCTTCATCTACGGCTTTTTGCCCTTTTGTATATTTAGATTTACCCGTGCCTTTTGCAAAGCCCTCCAGCTCTGTAGCATTACCACCTAGAATATCATCAACGTCTTTAACTGAATCAAAATCAACATCATAATCTATTTCTTCAGGATTTCCTGTTCTGTAATATCTAGTATCATTAGCTTGAAACTCTCCTGGTGTTTTTACAGCTTTGCCTGTTGTTTCATCTACAAGTTCAAAACCTGGTGGTGTGTAATTTATTTCATAAGGTTCATTGTAAGCGTTTTTACCTTCAACTAAAATTCTACCATCATCGTGAGCTTGAACTTTTACACCTGGTAATTCTGGTATTTCTATTTCTGTTAGATCAGCATCAATTTTTTTACTTACACCTTTTGCCAAAGCCTTTTCTACAAACTGAGGGAACCACTCAGGCATAGTTGTTGTTGTGTTTTTTAAAGGAACAACTTTAGCTACTTTAGCACTTTTAAAAAATTTACCTACAATTGGCAATGAAGCTATGCCTCCCATAATCTTTAAGAAAGTTCTTTTGCTTGGATCATCTGGTCCGTCGGCAAAACCAATTCGTCCTCCGTTTGCCATAGCCATAATTCCACTTTCATATATCTCATCTAATTCTTCTGGAGACATTTGAACAGGAGCTTGTCCATAAAAAGGTTCTTGTCCTAGAGCTGCTTGTGAAAATATATCTTGTTGAATTTGTTCTCTGTCATCTATTCCTCTTTTTCCAACAATTGAACCTAAAACACCTTCTAGGTTTTCAACGTTTTGTGCATCTAATCTTTGTACTAAATTTGCAAAAATATTTCCAAACTCAGGAAAAAATACTTTGTCTCTTCTATCTTCTAGATCAGCTTTTCGCTCAAGTATTTTATTTCGTATAGGTTCTAAATCTATGCCTTCTGCTTCAAACGGATTGTTTTCTAAATATTTTAAATTTGTAACAGAAGACTCATATTTTTTTCTATCCTTCTCAAAATCAATAAAATTCTTCATTGCAATTTTTTCTTCTGGAGTTTCTGCTAACTTTAATAAATC